CTCAACATGTTCGCTAAGGTCAGTATCAATAAATTTAAACATTAAAAACCTAGATTATACTTAGTAAGAAGATAAGACTTGACCAGTCCAGAGCGAACAATATCATCAATACCAAACTCAACACAAGTAAACTCACGCATCGCTTGGAGAATATTAATGAAGTCAGAGACACCAGTCTTTTCATTTTCTCTTGTTAAATCTGTCTGAGTAATGTCACCGCAGAACATAATCTTAGAGTCCTCTCCAACACGAGTGATCATTGAATCAAGTTCGTGGAAGTTGAGGTTAGAAAATTCATCTACAATAACAATGGCATTATCAAGAGTAACACCACGGATAAAACTTGTAGACCAAAAACTAATTGTATCTTGTCCTCTGAGATTGTCATAAAGCATCTCAAAGGAATTGTCATCAGGCATACTGAACATATACCTTACCATATTTTTGTATGGAATCTGATATAGTGCAGACTTATCTTCATGGTCACCAGGTAGGAAACCAATCTCTCTTGTAGGAACTAGAGACCTTACAATGTATATTTTATCATAAGGTGAAGATTCGTCAAGTACTTCTTTCAATGCAAGGTAGAGAGTAATGAAAGTTTTACCAGTACCAGCAGCACCATGCAGTAGGAGGTTCTTTCCTTCTGCGTACTGTTGAAACACAGTCTCCTGATTTGTAGTGAGAGGATTGATAGTAGTCATGTAAGAACTATCAATTGGTTTCTTTCTTTTCATCTGTTTCCTCGACATACCGTTAGGATATGTTTGTGGTGTACCAGTTTTCTTTCGTGCTCGTGCCATAATTTAAGTGAAACGACTCAAGTTTGCTCTAGGGTGTGCCTTTTGAACTTTAGACATCACCTCTTTGAAACCGTCAGATTGTTTAGGTGTGCCATACATATGCCCACCAATGCCTGCTGACCAGTCTTTATCCCAGTCTGGATTGTCTTTCCTCCATTGATCATATTCTTTCATGGTCATTGAGAGTTCCTTTTTCTCTCCAGTGTTCTTGTTTAGAACAGGATAGGTGGGCATTAAGTTTCCTCCTTTTTTTCTTGTTTATGTTGCCTTTTAACTTGTTTAGCATAGTAAACATCTTGTTTAGTATACCAGTCAGGATGTTTTTTTGCAAGTTTTAATAATTTTTTTGCTGCTTTCTTATCCTTCAAAACCATATCTACTTCGTACTAACCAACTATTTAGACTATTCTATCTTCAAACATGGTTGCAGATCTCCCCACTCATCATAGCGACAATCGCAGTCGTCTGTGGGACACCACCCAAGTGCCTCAGAGATGGTTGGGAACTGACAGATGAAATGATCCTTAGCAAGTAGTGCGATCTGTTGGTGCTCCTTCTGGGTGCCATTGGCAGAACGTAGTTCGATGTAATGGATCCAGTTCCTAAGATTGCCAGTCATATACATTTTTGTTGGAACTGCAAGAGGTAATACATTTCTCGCACATTCTTTTGCAACAGATGAGTCAAGTAGTTCTTGATAAAGTTTCATCCCTTCATCAAAATGTCTTTGTATTTTAATTTGAAACTCTTGATTAACAAATGGGTCAAGATCATCCGTAGAGTTTTGACGGTTCTTTTTATCTTGCCTGCGAAGTTCGGGAAGTGGAATTTTCTCAGAGAGCAGAGATGAATCTGCATAACGCTGCGAGAACTCTTGAAATGTAAATGATCTGTGACGCAAGATCTGAGGTGAGATTGCACGAGTGGTGTGAATCTCTAAGGTCATTGATGCTTGCTCAAATACAGACCAATGACCATGCTTAATACAATATCCTAATAGTCCAGCAACATTAGGATTATCTTGATTAATAGGATTGCTTACACGAGCAATATACCCGATTGTTTTCTCCGCATCAGGAGTAACAGAGATTAAACATACTTTAGTCATCTTTTGATTGCTTTAATAGTATACGAGAAATTAAATATAATGCCATTGCAGACCAGTATCCTAAGGATGCCAATCCAAAAAGACCTGGTATACATGCGTTCCATAATAGCATGAGAACTAGAGGGGAGAGAAACAAATCGCCAAGTGCATTGACAAGTTTCTTCCCCATCTCTATATTCTCTTCTTTCTCCTTCTTCTTTTGTGCCTCTGCTGCTAATTTTTTCTTTTCCTCTTCTACTTTGTCAGCAGCAGCACGTTGATCAAAATAAATTGTCACTTCTTCCTACCTTTTTTTGGAGGTTTTGGTTGATTTGGATCAACCCAAGTCTTAGGATTTTGTCTACCTTCTGATTGTGTAAACTTTACAAAATCTTTTTTGTAAAGATCATAATAGTAATCAAAAAGTTCTACTGCTTTACCAGCAATAGCAATATCAAATGTAGGTTTTTCATCTACCTTATACTCTACCAGATAGGCACTGTATGGTAGAGATCTATCCTGTGCATCATCAACGGTGCATTTCTCTCTCAAAATTTTTACACCTTTCAACTCCTACCTCCCCACTCAATCTGAGGGAATGCTTCTGATACCACTGCTTTAGTGATACGCTTATACTTCTCGTTCATTCTACCATCCTTGGCAAGAACTAGAAGTTCTGCCTCTTCAGCAGAAAGTCCTTCCAAGAGTTGAACAAACATGGATTCTCTTTTCAGTGATGGTAGTTTGTCTTGACCGCCCCTAAAGAAACGGTATAGACCACGATACTCTTGCTCAAGACGAGAGTGATCTGTTCCAATAGGTGCATCATTAGGAGTGTAAGGTACATCTCCCTCTGGCATCACCGAAATAACACTCTCATCAAAATTGATAATCATCAACTGTCTGAGAGCAGTTGAATTGTTTTTGCGAAGAAGGTCTACCTTTTCCTTCTTCGTCTTTGCGTTTGAGACCTTTCTCAAAATCTCACTTAGCAGTAACCTAGGGTTACTGTTGTCCATATTACGTGGCATAATTAACTCCTGTGATTAGTCTTCTTCATCTACATCCTCAAAATTCCAGTATGGGTTTGTTGGTTTGATGTAAATGAGTTCATCATGTAACATGTTACCATTCTCATCGAACATTTCAGGATGTACAACTGATTTAGAATATGCTGCATTTTCTATGTAGTCTTCTACATATCCTTTTGCTAACCAAGAAACAGTTATACCAAGGAAAAATGCTCCTATAACAACTAAGACAACCAGTGCAACAATGATTGGATCCATGTGTTTCTCCGTAGCTATTTTTATTTAGTTGTTAAATCAAATTGTTTTCCCTCAAATATAGAACAGTTTCCGTACAACCACCAAGAGTTTTACCATCCATGATGACTTGAGGGAAAGTGCTACCAGCACCAAACTGTTCATAGAATCCTTGTCTATCAAAGTGTGTGTCTAGACGGTACTCAGTAAACTTATATCCCTTTCCACCAAGGACTGCTTTGACCTTTGAGCAATAGGGACAACCATTACGAGTATATACAGAAAAATTCATAGCGTTTATAGAAAAAAATTGGGACTCATAAGAGTCCCAATGGGTGTTCCGATTGTAGAGACCGCACGAACGATGTCTCAATCTTATTTAGTTAGAATGTGAATTTAACACCAACTTTACCACCCCAGTTACGGATAGTGTCGCCATCAGCATCTTCACCAGCAGTAGTACCAGAGATTTCAGCATAAGCAGCAAGGTCATCATTAACAGGTACAGAAGCACCAACCTTACCAGAGATTTCTGTCTCTGTATCATCAGTTGACTCTGTATGATTCAATGAAGGACCACCTTGGATGTAATATGCGACTTTACCCTCTGTTCCAACAGTTCCCTCATATCCAAGATGGATATCAGTCGTTGCAGATGAATAATCTCCATCTGGATATGAAAGATTGCTCTCAACATTCACGTAAGGACCAGCAAAAGCTGCACCAGCGAAGAGGAAAGGAGATGCTGCTACTGCAGCGATTGTTGATTTAATAGTCATGATAGTTTAAAGTGTCTCGCATGGGTGTAAAAAAACCCTGCGGATGATAGTTTTTCCGACATGAAAAACTTTTTTGCATCTACACAGGGTTACGATTATTTCGAGTCCTTTGTATAATGACTATTTATAATACCACACCTTTAGATAAGTGTCAAGCATCAGTTGAAGATGTGTCTAAATGTTTCTGAGTTAACCTTTGCTGTCTCAGATACTCATGAGATTTCTTTCTTGACTCTATGAGCATGTTGGCAACCTTTTCACGATCTCTTTTATCCTGATCTGGATTGACATACACGTCAACAACATCCATAGGATCTACGATTGCATCAAACTCAGCGTCTGAATCACCAAGAATTTCTCTCAACTCTTTGGGCAAGTTTTCATTTTTAATTTTTGGTAAGTCCATAATTTTTGTATTTGTTTTTAGTATCCACTACCTGATCCCCCAGAGGATCCAGTAGAACCTATTTGTTTGTATGAGAATCCTGTAGCATCTCTAGTGCTCCAAACTAAATTGCCTCCCTCTATAAAGGGTGCTAGGTCTAGAGAGGATGCAACGATAGGTTCATTAGATACTCCTTGGTTAGGTGTTCCAATTTCTATCTTAACAGTACAACGTGGAGGATAGACAACAGATATTATGTCTCCAAGATCTGCTTCATTTCCTAATGGATTGTTTGCATAGGCAGTAAAGATTGCAAACCTAAGTTTGTCAAAAAGAACTGGGTCAACAGGACCACCCAATGATCCTCCATCATTAAGATAGAAAGTAACCCATGAGTCCATACCTCCTCTATCAGGTGCTCTGCCTCTGTTTGGGAAGTTGTCTATGCGTCCAAACCTACCACTAGTATACTCCTCAGCGATTGCTCTGACAATAGGGTAGAAATATAATGAAGTATCTGTGGTATCTTCGTATCCTAAATCAACATTATATTCAGTGTATCCACCAGTACGATTAATCTGCACACCCCTACTATATGCCATGTAATTATTACTAGTGCCGTTGTCATTTAGGCAAAGTCTTTGTCCATTGTTTTCAGTTCGTAAATTTTGGGTATAAAAAGAACTGCTTGTATATAATCTACCCTGTTGTCCACCACCATTAACACTAATTGTTTTAGTAGTGGTAACAGCATTTGCAGTCTGAACAAATGATTGTCCACCAATATAATAAGAAACCTGAGTTGTACTACCACTAACTCTAATAGTTTCAGTTTGATTACCCGTTTGAGAACTTTGAATAAATGTTGTGCCAAGTAATTCTAAATTATTGACCGCACGTCCAGCGATATTTGGATTATCATTCCATGCAAAATGAAATACAACATCAGCAGAACCTGCTCCAGTTATATCGATACCACTTCCATCAGAACTAAACGTAACACCTATATTTGAACCACCTACCTGATTGATACTTACTATAGTAAGACTAGCATTCTCATCAAAACCACCAGAAATATCATCATCAAACATAATTTTAGTAGGAGATGCTATTTGATATCCTGAATCTATTGAATCACCTGTGATTGTCCAATAAGCACGAGCACCAGTAGCGGCAGGTGCTGTAAAGGTCAATGGAACTGATGCAAATCCTTCTCCTGTTGCTAACAAATCACCATTACTTAAAAACTTAACTGCTACATTAGATGCACTTGTTTCAGGAGTTAAAGTCCATGCAATACCTGCAGGATTTCTAGTCCAATCATCACTATCCGCACTCGCTGCTTGGTTAGTAACGGTAACTTCTATCACGTGAGGACCAGCAGTAAGATTATTAATAGTATATGTGTTTGAGGTAGGGAAATTAGCACTGAAACTTACAAGTTGAGTTCCATCTAATGAAATAATTCCTATGTCATCTACAGAATATTCTAGTGTGTAATTACCTGGAAAAGGAATATTAATATTGTAAGATGTTGTTTGAGGAGTTCCTTTTAGAACAAGATTATTGGATGGATATACAGCGTATGTGTCCATAAAATCTCCCCAAGAATTATGAGGACCAGATGGAACCCATACAACAGTTGATGGTTCGATACAACTAGTTCCTCTACAGATTTTTACATACCACCCACCAGGATTTCTATCCCAACTGTATGCTAAACCAGTAGGGTTTCCATCAGCATCAACAAAACTAGCATCACTGTTTACACACTTGACAACCATCTTTAATTGACCTGCTTGTAGTGTTCTAGTTGTAGAGAATGGTGTAGCGTTTGTTCCTCCAGCAAATATACCACCAACACCACCAATAACAGGAACAGTTTCATTGTTCAAGAAAACATTGAAACTATCATCAGCACCACCAGTGATTGTATACGTGTCGGTTACTGGTATATCAATCATGTATGTTACTTCTTGTTCTAGAGTCGGTAAAGTACATTGTTCTGGGTTAACCCAAACTGCATACTTGTTACCCTCTTCAGACCAATATCCAGTTGTGTTAGTTGTCTGAGGTTCTGCTTCAGTTCTAGTGATTATTAGTTCTGCGTTGTAATCTTGTCCATCAAGGTCATAAAAACCAACGGTCTGACTCTGCACATCCTTTCCACCTAACCCTGTACCAGGATTAATCGTTATTGGATAGTCAACTCCTTGTGTAACTGTGAGAACTGCATCAGTCTCCCCACTTCTACCTGTTTGATTGAATGTAACACCATCAACAACAAGAGAACTCAATGCAGTTCCAGCAGTGTTAGGATTGTCATTCCATCTAAACTTAAGTCCAACGATACCAGCACCATCACCAGTTACCCTGAGTTTTAAAATATTATTAACCATTACAAAACTTGCAAAGGTTGAACCAAAAGCAATAGTTTGTACACCACTTCTTACAGGAAAAGTTGGTGGTGAAGACCTTTCCGTTAAAACCTTTTCAACAAAAGTTCCATCGGGTCTATACATCCTCAATGGAATTATATTAATGTCTGGATCAAAAGGAGAACAATCATAAGGTCCTATCGTTATAGGGTTAAAGTTATCATCTAATCCCCAAGGACTTGTTGATTGACCTGCCCAATCATATTGAGGTTCTATCAAAGGATAACCAGGTGGTGTTCCAA